ATTATAAACACAAGGATAAGGAGTGTTACACATGAAGCATTATACAGAATTCGACAAAACCGCTAATTGTTTTGATATACAAGAAATCAAGCGCGGCAAACATAAAGAGGTTATCAAGCGTTGCAACAATGTCTTCACGTTTGATACAGAGGCGTCCACGTATTATCTTTATTGTGATGAGAAAGGCAACCCTGCAAGGATTGCGACGGCGTTTGACTATAACAAGCCCGTGGACTATTACAAGCGTTGCAAAAAGTATGGTGTCTGCTATATTTGGATGATGCAAGTTCTTGATGAAGTTTATTATGGCAGACAGCTTGACGAACTCAAAGTGTTTTTAGGTATTATACACAAGGTGCTTGGCGAGACCACGCAATGGCGGGTATATGTACAAAACTTTCCGTATGATTGGCAGTATTGCATCAACGTTATCAATTTTGATGAAGTCTTTGCGCGTGAGCCGCGCAAACCTATGTTTGCTATTAGCCGTGAGTTTAGCGTTGAGTTTCGCGATGCATATGTCTTGAATATGATGTCACTTGAAATGGTAGGAAGCAAGTTCAACTTGCCGCATGCCAAAAAAGTTGGTGACCTTGATTATAATGTTGAGCGTTTGCCGTGTACGCCTTTGAGTAGCAAGGAATTGGGGTACTGTGAATACGACTGCCTTGTATTGGCCGATTACATTGCGATGAAAGCAAAACAGTACGGTACGGTTTGGGACATTCCTCTCACGCAAACAGGTGAAGTACGCCGTGAGCTGAAAGAAGAGATTATAGCAAGCAAGCCCCAAAATCCTTGGTGTGCGATGAATGATTGGTATCATCGTATATCTCGTATGTGTGAAACAAGCATTGACGATTATAGAGAGTTAGTGCTTTGTTATCAAGGCGGATATACTCACGCGAATGCGCATTACGCCGGGGTTATGATGTTCAATGTTGACAGTTACGACTTCAAGAGTTCTTATCCTGCTGTAATGGTCATGGAAAAGTATCCTGCATCCCGGTTCTATGAAGTTGAAGATGACATCTACCATCTTGACGTTGACAACTACGCGTATATAATGCATTTGCGTCTTTGGGGTGTGAAGAGTAAGTTGCAGAACACCTATTTAAGCGTGAGTAAATGTGTAGACTTTGATTTGCAGAGTGCAGTTGTTGAAAAAGACAACGGTCGCGTGTACAAGGTTGACATGTGTGAAGTATGGATAACAGAACAGGATTGGTTGACCATACAAGAAGCATATAAAATGGAAGATGTTGAAGTTTTGGGCCTGAAACGCGCACGCAAGGCATATCTTCCAAAAGAGCTTATCAATTTGTTGGCACGTTTGTTTGAACAAAAGGAAAAGCTTGGCGCTGAAATTAAAGCGTTGAAAGCAAAAGGCATTCTATCTGCGCAAGAAACCGAACGGCTTGCAGTGTTGCAAGCTTCCCGTCAATATGTTAAACAATGCATCAACGGTTGTTATGGCATGGCAGTTACGAAATATGTGACAGACCCTGTTGAGTATGACTATAATTATGACGGCGGCGACCATAGCGGTTGGGTGCCGTATGAGCCGTATGAAGATATGACTGAGGACGAATGGTACAACAAGCAACGCTTTGATATGCAAAAGAAGTTAAATGAAGTGAACAGTCATCCGTTGCTTAATTTTGCATGGGGTGTTTGGGTATCTGCATACGCACGGCGTAATTTATGGCGTGCTATCATTGCGCTTGATGAGGGTATTATTTATGATGATACCGACAGTATGAAGATTGCTGAAGATTACGCGGATGCGGCGCGGGAATACGTCAAGGATTACAATGCAGAGGTTGCCATAAAGATTGCCAACGCCTGCAAGGCTCATAAAATCGACCCTTCTAAATTTGCGCATCTTGGTGAATTTGATTATGAAGGTCGCTATGACAAGTTTATAACCTACGGTGCTAAAAAGTACGCCGTTGAAAAAGATGGCGAACTTGAAATCACGGTATCCGGTGTAAACAAGAAGAAGGCCGTGTGGAATAAAAAGCGGGAAGCAGAAGAGGGCATTGCGAACAAGTTTGATGCCATCGAACGCATTGAAGAGTTTCGTTTAGAGCCTGAATGTGCAGGGGGAAAGCGTAAAGGTACGTCTTGGGGATACCATACAAGCGGTCGCATGATTCGGTATTATCTTGATGACCAACCGAAAATCACTCTAACCGATTACCTTGGCAACACTGAGACCATCAATCAAAAGCACGCGACGGCTCTTCAACCTACCACTTATAACCTTGGTATGACGGACGAATACGACAACCGCATCAAGAGTGCGCAGGCTCTTTGCGCTGAATACTGAGGTTGTTAAAAAAATAACTATCATTGAAATTATGTTCGATATGTTGTATAATAAAGCCACAAGGAAAAAGGAGTAAGCATTATGACAGATACAGAATACACGCTTCTTGCAAAGCGTATCAATCAACGGCTCGTTCAAGCGTTGCGACTTGGCACCGTCAATACAGACGGCAAGCATTTTCAGCAAGACCTTGCGGCAATTGGCAAGACCCGTCTTCCCGAAAAGCTTTCATACTTGCACGGCAAGAATGTTGACGCGGTCTTATCCATCGCGAACAAGTACAAGGACATTACCCGGTTTTACGGTCCTATCCAGGGAAGTGTAAAGAGTGAAGTACGGAAGCGCACGGCACTTGAAAAGAAGTATATGTCACTTGTACGCAAGGTCAATTCACGCATGCGTGAGATGGAGCGAGAAGGGCTTGGCGACCTTGGCGGGTATCAAGAAGCTGTCGGTGTTTTGAAGATGATGTATGAAAGTCTCATCTATCAAGACATTCCGGGCGATTCGTTTCCCGTTATGCCGGAAGACCTTCCACCGTCTGCAAACCTGAAAGAGATTGTAAACGACTTTGTACAATTCGTTCACAGTCCGATGACAACAGCACGCGGACGCCGTGAGTACATCGACAGTGTCGATGAAGCATTCACGGACCGGGGCGAATCAGGGTCGAATTTCTTTTCCAGCATGGCGACCCCGCTCACGAAAAAAGACAAGATTGTTCTTGGCTATTGGGTTTCTATCTACAGTTCGCTCACACATCCTTGGCTCGTGAGTGACCAAATTGTTGAGACGGTGCAAGAGTTGAACGCAAGCGGACAAGCACGGGGCGGTTTAGGAACAGTTCGACAGATTCAGCGAATGGCTGATGCTTGGCACAAAGACCCTGAGGGTCACCGTTCATGGTATGGTTATCTTGCATCCGCAATTGCGGGGCAATTGAAACACTTTAAGTTGTAAAGGAGAGTTATCATGAGAAGTTGGGACAAATATTGTGAAGACACTGAGCGAATCTTCAAACTGCAACAGCAGAATATGAAGTTGCGGGAAGAGATTCGGAAACTGCAGATGGGGGAGTAAGTATGTATGTAATGCTGGATACATTGAGTAAGTTATTTATTTAACAAGTCCAAATCCATTGACAACGCCCCATAAAGGCGGTACAATATAGACAATGAAACGGAAAACGTTTCAAGCAAATAAAAAGGAGCTATTGTTATGAAAAAGAATTTATGGAAACCTGCAACCTCTATTATCCCGGGTCCCGTTGACTTCAAACCTATCACGGTGCCCGCCGATGTATCCATCCCGGATGAGGCTTTCAATGCTGAACCGGTGCCGGTGTTTAAGTGTGAGCGTATAATCAACGACGCGCTCACGTGGCTGATTCCATTTATGTTCAGTGATGACATCATCCTTGAGCCTGAATACAAGCACGATTGCGTGATTTCCCTTACTTGCCGGGTTGACGATGAGTCAACCGAAACCATCGACTTTTACAGCGATGACCGGCTGAGCGAATGCAAGAAGAAGTTGCGTAAGATTGTTATGAACGGTTGGCCGGTTGAGTCCTTTGAGCAGGACGGGAGCCTTGCGTTGAACACCGTCTATCTTGAAAAGTTCTTCAAAGCCCTTGGCACTTTGGGTGGTACGCTTGATACTTCCGACGGATACGTAAAGTTCATCCCGTTTGCTGAAACGTCCGCGTACTTTTGGGATTTGGTTGGTGAATGATATAGAAGCTCTTCCGCATTAACTGATTAAAGAAAAGCCCCTCTCAAACGAGAGGGGCTTTTCTTAATGTTCCACGTGTTGCGTTACTGCGTCATCACTGGTATGGATGTCGATTTCATCATTGACTTCATCGCTTTTGCTCTGAATCAGTTGAGACGGGTTCAGATAGATTTCAGAACCAACGGCGTAGCGACGGTTAGCGAGCCAAGAAACATTATAACCACTAGGATGAATATTCAATCGCTTTTGGCCCGTCTGCGTTTTGAACTGCACATACAATGTAATAGTGGTTAGGGCAGCAGCGTTTGCTCCTGCTAGTGAGAGTAAAGGGGTCCACATGTCAGTCGCAACAGGGGAGAAAACGTCAGGCATTACAAGAAGCAAATCGTCAGAATATCCAGCTATCGCCCAAATATACCCCTCAAATTTCAAATGTTGATGGTCGTTTTTATCGTACCACAATTTGAGATTATCAACGTTGAGGTTCGTAGAGCCCGGCTGTGAGGGTGTTACTTCCACCCATTCAACGCCGCCACCGCCGCCAATGCCGGACGGCGTCTTCCATTCAACAGACTCGCCATCGCTTGCAATAGTCGGGACCTGCCCGCTTGTACCACCTGCGGGAAGTGTGCGGAGCGCACTGATTTTGTTGTCCGTGTGTTCGTCTGCTTCCGTGACGGCGCTGGTTTTGGTAGTACCCGCGAGCGTGTCAACATAGAGCTTGTTTGTGACATCGTTGTTCTTGTTTGGGGTTTCCGCGTGAGTCTCACCAAGAACCGTTAAGCCTTCAAAATGGTTGGTGCCTGTAAATACGTTGTTTCCAGCGGCTACAACGTCACCGGAGCCCGTACCTGGCGTGCCGGGTTGCCCTTGCGGGATGCCATAGTCAATCATGTATAGACCGCCGCCAACATTTTCAAGGGCGACCGTGGGCTCTGCGTCGGGTCCGAGCTTTGTAACGGTGCCTACCTCAAAAGTAGGCGTAATCCCATCTTTACCAGGTGTGCCGGGCGCACCGGGCGCACCGGGAGCACCGTCTGCACCCGGTTTTCCGTTCTTAATTTCTGCTGTAGTTGTACCGCTTGCATCTGTGACGGTAATAGTTGCACCCGTTTCGGTCTGGACAACGTTTGCAGCAGGGCTCACACCATCTTTACCGGGCGTACCATCACTGCCTTTCGGTCCTTTGATGTTACGAGAGGCCGGGGGTGTAGTGGTGTTAGACTTTGCCCATGAGATAATCCCGGCGGTTGTAACGGTAGGATACCACAAATCATCGGAGCCGCCACCGCCGCCACCACTCTGATTTACCCACTCGTAACCAGAGCCGTCTTCTTTCGGCGTTGCAACCTGCCCGTGAGTGCCACCCGGCGGAAGTTCGCGGACGTTCTTTACCGCCGTCAAGAGTACGTTAAATTTTTGACAAATCTGATTTAACCACTCAATAATAGTCGGTCCGCCTTCATACGGAAGGAACGGAAGAGGAAGCATAGGAATCACTCCATTCTTTGAAATTTTCATCGGTGTCTTTGTATAACGGGCCTGTACCGGGTGTATCGTGGGGCGGGTAAGGAATAGGCGGGATGACGGGGCAAGGTACCTTGCAAGGCTCAACGTTCACATCCATTGTATCACCTTCTTTAAGAGCAGTTACTATAAAAGAGATGCGCAATTGCGGGGTCCTTTACAATCATCATGTTAATGTTTTCAATCACTTCACGGTAAGCGGCAAGCAGGCGGAATTTTGCTTCCGTTGTGCCCTTGCGGGTAGTGTTTGTAGTACTACCATCTTTGCCGGTTTCCTTGCGGGTTTCAGTGTGTTCGCCACTTCCACTCGCTACGGTTTTGCCGGTATCGGTTCGTGTTGCAGTCGCCGCAACGGTTGTAGTACCTGTATCGCTGTGAGACCCTTCACTCGTACTGGTGCGACGGTTGCTGTTACCCTCTGCGGCATAATTGTCGTCCATACCACCGGTATCGCCTGTACCATCACCGGAGCCACCAGAAACCGGGAACGTATATTGTTTATCGTATCCGTGTTCCCCGTTCGTGTCGCTAGTTGACCCGCTACTTTCTGTACTGGTAGTATCATCGCGTTTGTCTTGGCCAGTACGTTCGTCGGTTGTAGTACGGGAATCACTGTTATTGCCCTGAGTTGTTCCCGTACTCTCTCGTGTACCTTCCATAACGGTTTCAAGAGTTTCCTCATAGCTCTGCAACGGATTTGCGCCAACGTCAAGAGCGTCAATCGCACGGCGTGCATTATAATAGGGCATGATAGCACGCATTGCAAAATCCATCTTTTGGGCCATTTCGTCGGGGGTCTGAAAACCGATTTCACGGGTCCAGTAATATTGAAGAATCGCGCTGTTGATTTCTTCCCGCACACTATCAGAGGGAGCCGGGTATTTACTCAATGCCTTTTCAGTAAAAGGATACCCGGATGCAATCAAGTCACATAGACGCACTGTTGCTACTGCCATCGCTTCCACCCTTTCCGCCGTCCGAAACATTCGGTTCGGTCTTTTCATCTTCTTCATCTAACGGGAGCCCGTTGTCATCAAATACGTCAGCACTGTTTTCGGTAGACCCACCAACCCATTTTACCGTTACTTTCGGGTATCCCATTGCGGCAAGTTTATCGAAACCATCTTGGCGTGCTTTAATGACTGCTTTTGCTTTCATTGTGATTTGTTCGTTATTCGCGTTGACTTCATCATCAGTGACGCGTTCGGCCTTGACAACATTGACATTGTTTGTGCCAAGATAGGTTAAGAGTTCAGACCATTCTTTATCAAGTTCATTTGAAAACGACGAAATGTTATTTATACATTCGGTGTTCAACGCCTTGATTTCGTTGCCAGTGTCGCTATCTACCAACACGAAAATATAAGGGGTGCCAACGCTAATTTCTTTGATACGATTTTGCAAAGAAAGCTGCTGTGCCTCTGTGCCCGAAATAATGATAGGACAAGAAAGAGAGCTCACGTTGACATTACGGGCCGTATGCAACTGCGCCATATCCTGCACAATGTGCAACACCATAAGATACGGGACGATTGGTGTCGCCGTTGCACCCGGAGAGCTTTGGCACACCGTGTCGTATATAATAACAGCATTCGTGTCTTTAAGATAGGTAAGGCCCATGCCATTTGCCGGACAACTAGACCATTCAGTCGGGTTGCCATAGATGTCGAACGTTCCACCCGGCAAAACATTGCCGCAACGGTAAGAACCGAGGATTTCATCAAACCAAACCGTATCGCGGCCTTCATAAAAAATGCAGCGTTCGGCGTACGACGGGTCAAAATATTTGAGTGCATCGGGGTCTTCACATTCATACGTAACACGGTTCAGGAAAATTTCAAGCGCACGATTTACGTAATAAATGCAAGTGTCTTCCATATCGGCTTGCGCTTTGCGGTAATAATTTGCTTTTTTCACTTAATCACCCCTTAATTGTATTTTTTACGCTGTAATCCATCCACGCGGAAGGGTCGTGCCAAATTCGGAGCCCGGCATCCATCTGCTGATTGATGACATTCTTTGCCTCTGTGGGAAGGTCGCCTAGGACATTTGCACCTTGCGTCCAGATGAAATTAAAGCGCGTGCGTGTATTCAATTCGGGCTTTTTAATATCATTGATTGCATATCCATAAGCAGTGAAATAATTGTCAATGATTTTGGCGTAATACGACTGTACTTGCATACGATACTCAATAAAGGACATACGCCCAATTGCAAATTGAATATTGCTATCAGACAGGCCAACTACTTCATTCGGAATGCGTGCGCGGTCTTTTTGCTTGGCAATCGTGTCGGCAGCGTCAAGAGCCGTGTTGGCAATCTGCGCAATGCCGGAAACCGCACCCGCCAGCCCACCGGTTACTGCGCCTGTGACAGTAGAAGCAGCTCCACCAACCAAACCTGTTGCGAGGTTCACTGTATTGCGGACACCTTGTACCGCATTGCTATTTTGATTTGCAAAATAATCCGCACGCATTTCGTTATAGCTGTAACTGCATGACGGATAAGTGTTCAGCTCCAATGAATAAAGCGGGTTTTCACGAGCCGTGGGGCCTTTGTAACTATACGGAATAAGGCGACAGGCGGGGGAATTAGACAGTTGCGAATATAGACGAAACGCGGGGGTGTGTGCCGGAATACTTTGAGAAGCATCTCCATTAAAATACTCATACCCCATTTCCATCTGAGCGCCTGCGCCGTTATCAATCACCAAATAATTAAACTGCTGAGTGTAAAGTTTATTGTTGTTTGGGGTGTACGAACCGAACGTCGTCGGGCTTGCTTTGCCTTTGATGTTATTTACACGGGGGTAGGCAGAATTGATAGGCTGAACACCGCTTGCGGGTGCCATAAACTTTGGAATCATGCGTAGAATCTGCACGCTCTGAATCATCACGCCGTCAACAAGTTTTTGAAGATAAAGGTTGACCGCCTGAATTGCAGTGTCTAATTTATCTTGGTCGGTAGTGTCCACCTCAAAAGCGATAAAATTACAAGCTTGATAAATGCCCTGCTGGAAGCGTCCACCTGCAAAAGAAGGGGCAATGTTTTTAAGATTATAAGTGAAACTTCCAGCGGCGTCCTTTATTGCATTGATGATATAGGTGCCAGCGTCGGTCGCCGTTGTGGTTTCTGACGGTTTGTACGTGTATGCAATAAGCACACACGGCTTTGTATTCCATCCACTTTCCTCAATAATATCGGTGCCAATGCCCGTGTATGCGGCAGTGCCAATATCAGCAGGGGAGATGACAAATTCCCCGGTTTCGACATTCTCTTCAATGAGGTTCGCGCCAATCGTATCGTCTTTCACCGTCTCACGGCGTACCATTGTTGCAGGGAATTCGCAAGACCAATGCCACGTTTGCCAATAGTCAACCTGAAAAGGTACGGTCACACTTCCAGCAGATGCGGGACGCGGGGTGCCGATATATGCATAAAACCACTTGTTAGAAAACTGAGGGTTGCGCCACATAAGATAATTGCAATTGTAGTAATCATCAAGCGTTGAACCATCTGTTAGCGGAACGGTAATTTCCCACGGGTCCCCGTCATTATTAACGGCGCGGCAGTTGTCGAAACTGAACTTTGTTTTAGACAGGAAAAAGTTAGCTTCCTCTTGTTCACTTGCCAGCCATAGAACATTATTCATCTGATAATCGACCGGAGCATTTGACAGAAAATGTACGTCGGTCATCGGTTTAATTAAAGGCATATCTTCACTCCAAAAAAATAAAGCGGGGGCGGTTGCCCCCGCCGATGTTTAAGAAGCGGTAACGGTCACATCTTCGGTATCCTTAATGGACGGGTCCTGTGCGCTCGTAGCCGTGACGGAAATAGTGCGTGCGGTTTCGTCATTTGCGACATAGAGAATGCCGGAAGGGCTGATAAAGGTTTTCTTGGAATTGTTGCCCGCAATGCTCCAATTCAGCTTGGAAGACCAGCCACCTTTTTCTCCGCCTTTGACAACCTTTGCCACAATTTCGGTACTTGCGCATTTTGCGGCTTTCTGACCTGCGGTAATGGTCACGGAAGTGATAGACTTCATAGAATCCACCAGCTCCACGCAATTTTCCATCAGAGAAGTAGAGAAGGTGCCATCGGTGAAATACCAGAAATTCCACACACGCTTGACCGGATTGTAAATCTGAGTCATCTCACGGGACTGCAACCAAATCTGGAACCAGTCTTCCGATACGATAAAGCCGATAGCGCCGTCTTTCTCTGCACCGCCGAGGTCTTTTACCTCAATGGTACGGCCCAAAAATTCGGTCTTATCCATATTGAACGCGGCGGCAAGGACGCCAACATCCTGAGAAGACAGGTATTTGGAGGTTGTGATAAAAAGCACGCGGCTAATATCGGTAAGCTGAGAAACGCCCATCCAGTTATAATCACGGGAAGCACTAACGGCGAAATTGTGAACGATTTCCTTTTCCTTCGCCGCATTATACTTCAAAGCAGCTTCGTCCAGATAAATTTTACCGGAATCCTGCGGCAATGTGATGTCGCTGTTGATTTTGACCGGGTAAGCATATCCGCCAGCATGCGTCAGTGCAAGCAGCTGAGTGCTTGCCTTCAATTCCTCATCAGTCATAGAAGTTACGAGGGTGCGCTGGATTGCATTAACAATGTCGTTAAAGCCCGCGTAGGTGTTACTCGCACGCTTCAAAAGCGTGTTAGATATAGATGCCTTTACGCGCTTCTGGAAGTTGATGGAATGGAAGTTCGTATAAACACGGGGCGGTTCAACACCGAACACATCGTCATACGTTGAACTATCACACGCGGTCCAGTCCACCACCTGCAATTTATCTGCGAAAATCTCTTCGACCGTGTATCCGTATTCTCGCATTTCCTTGTAGACGATGGAAAGCGGGTTCTTTGCTTCGGATGCCTTCACGGTACCGATAATAACTGCATTGATAAGGGCAGGGCCAAACTCATTGAACTTCGGGTCATACTTGCGGATAGCGCCGAAAAATTCGGCGGCGTTATCGGCAGTCGGTTCGGGAATCAGCGCCTGAAGATTTGCAGACATCGCATTATACGCGGCCTGCGCACGTGCCAAGCCCTGAACTTCGGGGGTTGCTTTACTTGCCAATATAATTCACCTCTTTAAGAATCATAAATAAGGTCTTCCAACTCTTTCGGGTCGGTCTCTTCGGTTGTCTCTTCTTTGGTCTCAACGGTCTCTGTTACGTCATCGGGAACTTCGGGAGGCTCGCGGCCTGCAATCATAGCACGGTAAGCTTCTTTCACATTGTCATAGTCGCTTTTTGCCACATACTCAATGTCAGGCACGGCTTCCGCGATGTCTTTAAGATTTTCGCGAACGCTTGCCACAACATCACCGGCGGAAGTCAATGCTTCACCGTCCAGGGTCGCAAGGTATTCGTCCAGCGAATTTAATGCGGTAGAGACTCGCTGAACAACCTCTTCACGCGTCATTCAATCACCTCAACTTTCTGAACGTGTATAGGTCAACTTGAGAGAATTGCACAACTCCAACAGCTTTGCCATATCGGAGCCAGTTGCGTGAATCTTAATATAATCGCCGCTAGAAGGGGCGCTCTCTTTCTCACGTTCCACACTCTGATAAGACCCAAGGTGTTTTGCCACGCTTGCGTTGGCAGTTGTGAAATTTTTATCAAGCCAACTTAGAGGATTAACACGGGTGCCGTTATAAAGAACCTCATAATGTAAATGTTCCCCGTAACAGTTGCCCGTTTCCCCTGAATAGCCAATCAGGTCCCCTTCGTTGACAGTCTGCCCATTCTTTACGAGGATTGTTTTCAAATGCGCATAACGCGTTTGAAGATTTTTGCCCTTGTAGGGGCTGTGACGGATTCGCACCATGTTGCCATAGCTCTGCATTCCGGTTTTGCTTTTACCGTTCCAGTATTGCACTTGGTCAACCGTACCGGATTCAGACGCATAGACAGGCGTGCCAACCGCTGCACGGAAATCCAATGCCCTGTGTGCCGAACCGTTATTGTAAGTCCAGCCAGCCGTAATGATATGGTTTAACAGAGGCCATTCCAGAACTACTTCACCATCACTTCGACGCATCGTTGCCGCCTTTCAACTTGTCCAGATAGGGCTTGAATAGAGCACACATCTGAGGATTTACTGCGCAAATGTTTTCAAGAATACTAATAAGCTCCATAATACAAATGTACACCGTTACGGCGGGAACGGCAGGAACATTGACTCCAATGTTGACGTACACAATAGCATACTCAACAAAATAGGCAACTGCCATCGCCATAACTTCCATACTTTTATGGAAACCACCCTGTCGCATAATGGCAGAATTATAATTGCCATTATACCCGGCCTTGATAAGGCCCGTCACGACATCAAACACGATGAAACCCAAAACGATGATAAGATACATATAACACCTCCTGCTATTACTTTATAATTAAAATAGCACTTCGTTAAATGTTTGTCAATACCATTCGTTAAAAATTTAACGGGAATTTCCCTATATGGCTCAACAGAAACAAAATAGGAATAATATCGGGTTCACCGGATGTATCATAATTCGCGGCATTCGGGGTCCATTCAAGTATTCCAAAAGAGCCCCATTGCAGACCACCGCGCGAGTTAATATCGGGAAAATCGGAAGGCGGATATTGCTCACTGTCGGTGTCAATTTCCATCATATAACGCGCAATACTGCAAGTAATACCGCGCCAAACTTTAACATATTGTACAGGGTTTGTGTCTATATGGACAAACAACGAATCGGATAAGCTTGTTTGCAAATCATATTCTTTGATTTCATCAACCCCGGCGGCTTTGTCCAAAAGCAAAATATTCGCTTTGCTTGGATGCGGACTCTTTTCGATGTATGCACTTTCGGGGGCTACAAAAACGGCAAGCTCATCAAAACCCGAAAAACTAGTCGTAAAATCGGTCATTGCAAAATTAAAGCCGCCGTCTACCATTCCATGCGTTCGCCAGTCGCCTGCAAAGTTTATGGTAGATTGCAACACTCGCCATCCGCTTGTGTATAAATTCTGAGAGGTGTACCACGATAAACTAAACTCGTCGAACACGGGGGCAAGCATTGTAAATGACGTGATTTGCTTTGTGTTTGGATGAACACGAAACATCATGGGAACACTTGAAGGCGATTCGTCGGGAATTAACGGGTTGCCGTATTTGCTATAATGGATAGGAACATCAACGCTATAAACACTCTTTTTATAATTCGATTTTGCTGTATACCACGCAAATATAAATTGAAAAGGCGCGTCGGTATCACTCACCGCTTTTTTGGTTATTTGGCTCGTAGACCATTGCACGAAATCCAGATAATTGTTACTGTATTCGCCAGGTAGAGCCCCTGTTCCACGCTCACGAATCATCGCATTTGGCTTGTCGTTGCCTTCACCGCTTAAACGATGGTAATAAATCAACACCTGAGAATTGGAAGGAAGTGCCGTGCCTTGAATCGACTGCACACCGCCTAGCACACCGTCGGGAAAAATAACGCTCTCTTCTATATCGTATAACGCAAATGTAAAGCCGTTGCCGTAATAACTATATAGAAGGCCAAGCCCTGCAACTTTAGAAGACCAAGTATTACCGCTTAATCCACATAAGATAAAAGGCGTTCCTTTTTCTACTATCACATTAGATGCAAGCAAATATACGGCATTTCCGGCAGACAGAATCATCCGCTTTGTGTTGGTTTCATCGTACAAAACCGTCAATCCGTATTCATTTTGATAGTATCCCTTAAATGGCATATAAATCAAAAAGTTTGAAAAGGGTATCACGGTATAAGGCCCTGCAGTATAATCGTGTATGATAGGAATCTCTACTCCCTGATTATAAATATGCGCCTCTGTTACGCCGTAGTCCAACATTGTGCAACGCATTAGAAATTTCCTTTCATAACGGTGAAAAATGCTTGCTTTGCAAGTTGACTCTCAAAAAACACATGTCCTTCATCAAGACGATTAACAAGATTACCACCCGCATAGCTTGTCATAAACGCACGACGGGATTTCGTACCGTACTCTTTATCAATTGTCGACATTTCAAAACATTCTACGTTTTTGTTGCCCGTGTTTTCACTGAAAAAAACGTCAGTGCTGTATTTATCATACCAAATACCGAAAAGACGGTCATCAACGCGCCACATATAACGCAACACTGCATAACGGCCTTTCGTTTTAATAAAGTTCTCGTTATCACGCAAAGCTTTATTGTAGAGCGAAAAATTCCCGTATTCTGTATCTGCAGTCCATTCTGCAAACCAACTCTTTTTTCGTGCGTCAAGAAGTTCTTTGCTTGTTTCACACCATTCTACTGCAACGTGACGCGCAGGATTTTGCCACATCTTTTGCCCTGTCGGCATATATCCCTCATTTAAGAAATAAGGATTATAGACTGAAACGGCGTTACTCATTGCAAACACGCGGGTGTTGTTATCATAACGTATAATGCTATCCAATGCACCTTGGAAAATTTGATACTCTTTCGGAAGGTACGCGTTTGCCCCGCTCTTGTGTGAGATAAACTCATCGTTGATGATAGTATTCACATTCGCAAAATCAATACCCGCGCCGCGCACATGGTCCAAATCTATCATGTACCCTGCTTCCATGCCTTTATAAGTGATGATGTTGCCCTTGTTTACTTTCCAATTCTTTCGAGTATCGTATGGATAACGTGAAAACATCTTCCGCTTTTCAAGCTGAATCTCTTTGTCACGACGTCGCATATAAACAAAGCGGTGTACTTCCCCTGCATCAAGTGCTTTCTCAACTTTCTTCGGGTCAGCATTGCACAACTCTTCGGCCGGTATCATAAATTGGTCCATTGCGGTAAGACGCGTGTTGTATGTTTTTCCAATACCACGCCCGCCACAACCATACAACATATGTTGTCCTGTTTCAACTAAATCATTGCAATACCAATGCACGCCGTCAGGCTTCTCCAAGTAGAAACCGTCATCGGTCATAAGGTACGTGCCAAATTTACCTGTTAATTCTTTCACAATGTACCCCCAAAAAATAAACAGCCCTAGAGGGTTGACCAACCTCACGGCGGCATGCTTTCGCAAGTGGTTACCCGCGCGCTTCACTCCAAGACTGCTTATGGTACGGTATGTAGGATTCGAACCTACGACCACCCGCTTCGTAGGCGGGTACTCTATCCATCTGGCTAATACCGTATATTAAAGCCTTGCCCGAGTAGACGGGCTTCTCCGTGTGTACACCAACCCTGAGGTCCGGCGCATTGTGCGTTATGCTATAGGCTTTACTGTATTA